ACTCAATGAGCCTCTACAAGCTCCTGTGCCGCGTTCTGAGCCTACTTCTACTGCTCAGCCAGTTACCCCAGCGCAGCTGTCTAGCAACGCTCCAATGGGCTTTGAGTTCCCCTCAGTGGGTTCTGCTGGTGTACGTGCTAGTATGGAAGCTGAAGATTGGACACGTCTAATCAACACTCCAACAGGAGGTAGAGCTGCTCAGAACTTGCCGGAGGCTTCAGGACAAGGCGGTAAGACTGCTAGGTTTAATCAGAAACAACCTGAACTTAGTACAGTAGATGCTCAGACACCTGCGGATCAGACTCGTCGTGCATTGATGCAACATTATGAGGAAGGTACTGAGTATCTGTATAATGTCAACGACATTGAAGGTAGAAGTATAACCCTCGATAAGATGAGGGAGGCAGGAAGAGAAGCAGAGTACTGGATGAATGTAGATATTGACGAAGGTAACATCGCCAATGCTGCTCAGTACATTGCTGCTAGGTTCGAGAAGTTGGAAGGTATGCTTACTCCTGCCGATATGGATATCATGGCTAAAGTAGCTGCCGAGGCTACAGCTAACCAGAATAAATTGATGTCTCAGTACCGTAAGCTACATAATAGAACCAGTAAAGAGGGAGTAGCTACCTTGGCAGAGATGCAGGAGATGGCTGAGCTAACTAAGGCTTTGAATGCTATGCGTAATGTTGAACGTATGGATGAAGCTGCCCGTCGCAACGCATCCGCTGCGTTGAACTTCTATAAGGTTGCCAACGTCAAGAAGAATGAAATGCTTCTAGACCTGCAGAAAGGCAAGATGATCACTAACCTATTCTTTGGAGTTAAGTGTTAATGGCTAAGATAATGTCAAACGCATGTGAAGCTACGGCTAAGCGCTTTGAGCAAGCCTTTGATCTTATGATCGAAACTGATATGCCTGAAGCAAATGCACAGGCTATGGCTCAGATGATAGGTGACATAGGTAAACGTAAACCCCCGTTCATGGATAAGGCAGTGTCATTCTCTTTGAATGGCATGCTGTCTGGTTTAGGTACACCTATTGCCAACTTTGCATCAATGCTATACAAGGCAATACAAGAACCTATCAATGATATTGTACAGGCGCTAATCTCACGTGGTGATGACAATGCTGTCAGTGATGTCTTTGCAGGTTGGGGTGCTGCATTCAATAACTTTAAAGCTGCAATGGCTATGGGTAGACAAGGCTTTAACAAGGGCTACCCTCTAGACTTCAATGCTACTATGGCGCAGATCGCTAAGCAAACTGGCCTAGCATCTGATGAAGTTAAGTCACGACTGCTTAAAGAAGTATTGGATTACAAGGCTGATGTGTTTGCTAAAGCTGCAGGTATTAGTCGTGAAGATGCAATGGATAAGCTTGTATCCTCTGGCTACTTGCAGGACAAAGTACAGGTAGAGAAGGAACTGCAAGCATACCTCAATGAATCATACGATTACATGCGTAATGTATTCACAGGTAAGTGGCGTTACTTAAACATCCCTACTCAGATTACTGTAGGTATCGATGAATTAGGTAAGAGCTTCTTCCGTACTTATCAGATTGGTAAGATGGCTAGTGCATTGGCACGTAAGAACGCTAAGGAAGGTAAGGGCGACTACGCATCTGAGTACAATCGTATTATGAAGGAAGCTCTTGACGGTACGATGGAAGGTGATTCCACTAAGGTGCTGCATAATATGCAGCAGAACCTTGGCAAAGTATTCGGTAAAGGTAAAGGCGATGTCATGCCCTACCAGAATATTAAAGAGTACTCACAGCGTCAGATGTTCCAAGAGCGTTTGACAGGTGCTCCTGCTACGGTGCATGAGTTTGTGAACAACAACCCTGCATTGCGTTTCTTTGTACCATTCCTAAAGACTCCGTGGAACATCACAAAGGAAGGCTTGAGTTACTTCCCTGCTGCTGCACCTATTCTTAAGAAGGTGTTAGGACCACGCTACAAAGACGACATCCCATCACTAACGCACAAAGGTGCATACTATGACTTGTCATGGGAACAGATGGCTGCTCGTCAGATGGTAGGTGGTGCTTACTTTGCAGGTATCATGGCTATGATTGATAGTGATGAGATCACTGGTAAGCCACGTGATGCACAGGAGGCACAGCGCTGGAAGGATGCAGGTATCCCTGAACAGTCTATTAAGATTGGAGACAAGTGGGTAGAGTATGGACGTGTTGAGCCTGTAGCTACTGTCATTGGTTTAGCGGTGGAGCTTAAGCGTACATACACTGACTACCTAAACCCAACACTTGACAAGGATCAGAATGAACAGGCGATGAAAGGCTTGATGCATGTCATGAAAGCTAACATCATGCAGAAGACGTTCGTTGATGGTTTCAATAACCTAGTGAATGGTGTGTTCTATTCTGATGGTCGTGGTGTAGAGAACTTAGCATTGGCTATGACTCGTCCACTAACCCCTGCTATCATGAACCAGATTGCCCGTGTTGCTGACCCTTATGAACGTCAGTCATCTAACTTTATTGAGAAGACACAGCAGCGTATACCTATAGCTCGTGAACTACTTCCGCAGGAATATGGCCTGTATGGTGAAGCACGTGAGCGTGATCTAGGTGACACGTTAACATCCTTCCGTGTAGCAGATGATAACCGTACTAAGCTGCAACGTGCTATTGAAACGTATGGTGTAGAGAAGGTACGTCCTTCAGCTAAGCTACGTGGTATTGGTCTAAGTAATGATGAACTTGCAGAGTATCGTAAGATGACTGCAGATGCAGTGACTCCTGCGCTTGAGCGTTTTGTTAACTCACCGGCCTATGATCGTATGTCGGCAGGGCAGCGCAGGGTTACAATGGAGAAGCTGATTGATAGAGCTAAGCGTATGCCTAGAGAGAAGTTCTTCCGTAAACTACTCAAGACTAATAAGGAAGCAGCTAAGCGTTTCAGAGAATTGGAATACTTTAAACGTGGTATAGAGGATCGTATCAATGGCAACTAAGAAGAAGGATTCAAGACTTGAAAGAGCAGGTGTCTCAGGCTACAACAAACCAAAGCGTACACCGAACCACCCAACCAAGTCACACGTTGTGGTGGCGAAGGAAGGAGATCAGGTCAAGACCATCCGCTTCGGTGAGCAAGGAGCCAAGACAGCAGGTAAACCTAAAGCAGGAGAGTCTGAGAAGATGAAGAAGAAGCGTGCTAGTTTTAAAGCTAGGCACGCTAAGAACATCAAGAAAGGTAAGATGAGTGCTGCTTACTGGGCAGACAAGGTGAAGTGGTGATAGCTAAAGCTACCTGTCCATCTCACTAGGAGGTGTAAGAGATACGGTGATGTTACCATGAGCAACATCATAGCAAGCGTCACCGTATCCTTCTTGATATGCATCACGTTTGGTGGCACTAAGTAACCACCAGAGTACCGCACATTGTATTATACCTATTATAGAAATTGACTCATATGTTAATTCAATCAATGTAAATCCTCCTTGTTAGCAGGACGTGATGTCATCATGCTGTCTGTCATTAGGTAGGTGGCATGCTGTAAGAACATGACGTACTCATTCATCAACGCCAACAACTCAGCAGGGTCTTGGCATGTTTCTAGTTCTTCTAGGAATGTATCGCTACTGTCCTTCATGCTTCCGTACAGTTCTGTTAGTACAATGTCGAAGCTAGTGTAATCGCTCATCTATTAATCCTGTGTTTGTTGCACCAATATCCGTAACCCCACTTGTTACTAGGGTAAGTACGTAATCCACCAGAGTAGGGCTTGGCACGTTTGTGATTCAGATGTGTAACAACGTGCATTATCTGATACTTCTTGAATGCACCCTTGCCCTTCAAGCTCCAATAGAACTTAGACACTAATCAACCTCATTCCAATCCTTACGTTGCTCTACTAGCTCGTCTAAGGCTTTATTGGCTAAGTAGGTCTTGAGTATTGATTCAGGATCAACACCAGTAGCACCTGCAATGATACTCCAGAGGATACCCTGCTCTACCATAATCCTACGTTCCTTTTCAGTTAGCTCAAAAGTGTACGTAGCACTACCATCTTCATGTTCTACTTCATCAATTACTTTCATCTTCATCATCCTCAAAGTTAGTTAACCATCGTGCTTCTTCATCGCCATCCATTAGGACAAGTCCATTATCCATGGCATCAAAGTAACACCCTTCACAGTAGTGAACATAGGAGATAGCACGTCTACCAAAGTCATCGTAGTCTTTGACAGCAGCATCACAAGCATAGTCTATGTCGTGTATCTCATGTCCACAGGATAGTTTAATCATTACTCCACCTCATCATCTACATCAACCTCCCATATTAGGTGGTCTTCAGGATGCCACTGCTTATCTATCCATGCCTGCGCTCTCTCACGACAGCTAAAGATATGGTAGAGAGTAAACTCAGGAGGACAGCCTACGACTACATATACTGTTTGAACATTCATACTGCCCTATCTCCTGTGAGAGTCTTGTCGTACTCCAAAGCACTTGCTTTTTCTTCCCAGTATTTAAGGTCAGACAATGCTTGCTCTAAGCACTCGTTTAATTCATTAATACGTTTCTGTTGATAGTGCCATGCGTCTTGAGCCAATGCTTCATTGTCTTTGTCGAGGTCTGCTTTGTCTGAGCAAAGCCATTCTTCAAATGTCATAACCAACCCCTCTTCTTCATATGTTCTATACCTTCCTGTATGCCCACATTACGTATTACCTCAATGTCAGTCTCAAGATGCTCACGACCACGATTGTAGCCACACAGTTCACCATCTTCCCAGCCTTCACGCCATCCAGAAGTGTAGGCATCTATAAGCATGGACTCTATGTCATACTCATCTGGAACGTCACTAAGGTATACCTCAGCCCACTCTCTAGCTTGTACTAGTTTCATCACTCTTCCTCCTGTAATGTGCAGTATTCTACTCACTATGCGCCATATTGTGCCATAATGAGCAGAAATGGTGTCACTATCGTGCCGTCAGGTACACTATAGGGTGTCGTAATGTGTCATGACATACTGCTTGCACATAGAATATGAACCAGTGAAGACAGCTACACCATTGTGCATAACCTTATAGGTGAAGCCGTCTACTCTAGTAATAATCATTACAATTTGCAGGCTCCGCCTGCACAGCCATCGTCTTCATCAAACTCTATTTCAGCTAACTCCATGATCTCTAGCTCATTGGCAATAGCATCCATCAGTTCAGCTTCTCCACCCTTCTCTTCAAGTGCTTCAAAGATTACAATCAAATCTTCTTTACTAAAGTTGATCACCAGTCTTACCCTCTATTAATACTGACTTCTGTTTCGGTTTGAGTGTCCACTTGTTGTAGTGTTTGCAGTCAGGGCACATCCGCTTATCGATAGAGGACAGCAGGATCATAGACCCTACATATCCACACTTAGCACATCGTGAGTTATTCACTGCGCTTCAGCATCCTTCACGAATACACCGTCAACCATCTTGCCCTTGCGCTGAGCAATGACACCATATGCCTTGCATAGGCTTTCGTAGGCTGACATACCCATTAACTCTGCAAGGATGATTAGCACCACCTGCATGTCACCGATAGCATCAGCAATCTCTTCCTGATTATCAGCAGCAATAGCATCAATGAGTTCGTTATGTTCCTCAGCCAACTTATCAAGCTGTCCTGAGATTGTACCTGCTGCAAGAATGCCACGGTCCTTTGCCCAACCTAATACTAAATGTTCCATGTTATAACTCATCGTCCGTTCCTAGTTCGTATTCAGCATCGTCACTGAACACATCGTCTAATTCTAAGTCTTCCTCAAGGTAGTCACGTTTGTCTTCGACTACATCTTGGAAACGGTCTACGATCTGACCGCTGTTAATTTCAAGAACTTCCAATAGAAGCACTTCATCTAATTGTTTTAATCTATCACAAAGTTCTAAGAATGTCATACATGATCTAGCATCTTAGCAAGGTAATGGTGCGCCTTCTCTAAGTCTTGCTTGCCTCCCTTATCCTGCCAACGCGACATGTACTTGATGATGTTGCCCCATAGGTAGCCAGTGAACTGTTCCTCAGTCATGATAGCTTCCATGTATTCCCATGGCTGAATCTCTTTCTGATAGTGATCACCGCCTATCTGTGTGTAATCAGGGAAGAATGCAGGATCATCCACGATGTCTTCAAATGCGTCCTTCTCTACGTATGTTTCTGTGTAGGGATACTTAGTCATACTTCCTCCGTAAGGATTCTATGCTGATTGGTTGTTCATGGAATGCACCGTCATTAACATCATGGAACATCCAGATGCCTGACCAACTGCCATTAGTTTGTGGGGTTAGGTAGTCTTCATCGTGTACGTAGAAGATACCTGCAAACAATCCAGTGACATGACTACCATCTGCTTTACGTGCATAGGCAATCTCTCTGTCTTGAACATGTCCCATCACACAGGACATCATCTTCTTCTGGATTAGTAGCTTGGCGCTGCTTACGGGTCTGCCCATAACTCCACTAGTAAAGTAATGGCTATAACAAATCCCATCAACAACCACAGGTGCAAGAAAGTCATGTGTCTCCCAACCTAGCTTATCTAGTTGTAAGTCTTTGTACCCGATCAACCCTTCTAGTTTAGCATCAGATTCAATAGCACGTTCAATACGCTGTTCATGATTACCGATGATAAAGATTAGCTTAGGGTTCCAACGCTTCTTCTTGTTAAGGCGTAGGCGTTGTTGCTCAGCACGGATAGGAGCTAGGAATGCTGCCATCCCTTTCAGACCTGCCTGTATGTCATCAGCATAACGTCTACCCTCAAACGACTTCTTGCCTACATCATAGACTGACAGAGAAGGCATGTCCCAATGATCACCAAGGTGTATGATTACATCAGGTTTCTTCTCAGCAGCATACTCTCCTGCCCATCGCAGGTGATCTACACTGCCATTAGGTTTAACCTGAGTATCAGGAATTACCATGTGCTTCATTTCTTCTTACGCTCCTCTGCTGTCTTAGCCTTATGACAAGGCTTACATAGCACTTGAAGGTTGTCTGCTTCACAGAACAGATTAGATACAAAAGAAGGAAGATCATCGTAGCACTTCAGTGACCCTGCAGGTTTGATGTGATCTACTTGAACTTCCTTCGCTTTGAACCAGCCTTTACATGAGGCGCATTGGTGTTCGTACTTATGACGCTGACCAGTTACAATCCTCTTTGCTTCCTGCAATACTTGATACTTGACAGGGTAGCGAGAGAACGCTCCACGTAAGGCTGTACGTATGAACTGAAAATACCTAGACTCTGTCCAAGTATCTCCTGCCCTACATTTTACTCCGCGCTTGGGGCTTTGCATGTAACCTCTTTACCTTGTGATCCATCTTCGTTGTGGATGATGAAGGTAATGTCGTTAACAAAACCAACACGGTCATCGTAAAGGAACGATGCGAAATCAGTTAATACATCCTCTAACATCATGCTTCTTGCTTTGTAGACGGTGGTGTCGATTCCACTGTCGTGCTCGAAGAGGAAGGTGTAGGTGAAGATGTCTCCGTATTCGGTGGGTTCCATATCTCATTCTCCTGTCGTCGTAGGTAGAGGAGTCGCCCATTCTCTACTGCTCTATCATAACCAAGATGCTCGACACAGATTGAAAACATTTGTTCTTCGACCCCCTCTGCTTGGGTTAAAAGTTTATTTGCTTTCACAGGGCCGATGCCTTTCACACCGACAATGTTATCTATGCGATCACCAGTTAGGAACTGCATGTAGAAGTTGAACAACCCCTCTTCAGCGGTGACATAATACTTCTCGTCTTTAACGAAGTTGTAATGCCATCCCTGTACCTGATCGAAGTCCTTATCGAGAGATACAATGATGGCATCGTCACCTAAGTCTGTTGCACGGATAGAGATGGCATCATCTGCTTCCTGACCTTCAGCTACGGATGCGTCCCACTCATCCTGAAGAAACTGACGTAGTGTATTCAGGTGTACAGGCTTCTTTAGTTTGGCACGGTTGCCTTTGTAAGGTACAGTGACTGCGATGTCGTTACGGAAGTTACCTTTCCCAGTGAGAAAGAGTTCCCAGTTCACGACACCCAATGTACCAATAAGATCCGTTACAAACTTATCCATCGTTGAGGTGGCAATGCTTGCAGACTCATTGTCACAAGCAAAGCCAATGCGATAGCACAGCATGTCTGCATCTATCAGCGCAACAGAATCCATTATAGGATCTCTTCTACTTCAGCAGACTCTGCGTCATCTGATGCATATTCAACTACATCAGTAACAACAAGCTTCTTGATTGAAAGTGAAGTACCCTTCTGCCCTGTTGGTGATTTCCATGAGTAGGTGTCAAACAGGATGGTAGCTTTAGAACCGTTACCGATTGTTACACCTTTCAACTCATCACCGTTCTTATCGTAAGCACGGATCTCGTAGTTCTTAGACTTAGCAGTGAGGAAGTTCTCACGGTCATCGCCTTTGTTGCGCACATTAAGACCAAGATCTTCTAGCTTCTCTACCTGTGCGTCAGATAGGTTAGCCAAGTCTACTTGGAACTTCTGTGACATGTTGTTACGCTCGTAAAGGAAAGGCCAGAACAATGTAACATCAACGAATTTAACTAGGGACATAATGTTTCTCCAATGTGTTAGTTAACAAACTCAATAATAGGGATGTGGATACACCTTGTCAAGTAGTTTGTTTAGTGTGTGTCGTACCATGTCTTACCAATCTTAGCTTCTGCATCGACTGGAACACGGAACCCTAATGATTCTCCTGCAATACGTGCAGCAGTAACCATTAATTCTCCTGCTAGTTCGGCCTGATTATCGGCAACCTCTAGCTGTATCTCGTCATGAACAAAGGCCACCTGCTTGTAAGTAACCATGTTATGTCGAAGTAGTTTGTGCATCTCAATACACCATTGCTTTGCAATGATTGCTCCACATGACTGAAGCAAACTGTTGAGTGCTGCGTGGTCAGAGCGTATCTGTACTTGTCTGCCATCAAGTGCAGGTATCCATCCTTTACCTGCCATGCGCTTCACCTTACGCAATAGCTTCTCAAGTGCGGGCATGTTGCCCATGAACTTATCAATCAAGGCTTGTCCTTGTTTCGATGAGCCTCCCACAATAGAACCAATCTTAGCCGAACCAGCACCATAGAGCAGTGCATAGATAAAAGTCTTAGCCTGATCGCGTGTTTGCAGACCCGCAGCATTCTGGTTAGCTGTGTGTATATCTCCATCTAATAACTCCGTAGTGTAGGCATCGTCTTGCATGTAGTGTGCAAGGCAACGCAGTTCAATACCTGACAAGTCACAGCCTACTAGCTTGAAGCCATCCTCGACAGTCCAACAAGAGCGTGACTCCTTGCCATACTCTGACTTAACTGAAGTGATCTGGCCCATGTTAGGCTTGCTGTGTGTCATGCGTCCAGTGATAGTACCGTTACTCAGCACACGTCCATGCACACGGTCATAACTATCTGCTGCATCGAGCCAACTATCAATCATACCTACACGCTTCTGAAGCATCAGGTACTCAGCGATCATATTGGCAACAGGATTATCAAGAGCCTTTAGTGTAGGTTCATCTACAATCCATGCTCCCTTCTCTGTCTTCTTAGTCAGCTTGATGCCATCACCAATGAGGCGTTCAGCAATCTGCTTGCGTGAGCCTACGTTGAACTCTGTCACCTTATCCTTCAGACGCTTGCCTGTCTTCTCTGAGCATCTCTCTT